TATCTGACCCGTCGGGGCATTTATTGGTGCCACCGCCACCGCCACCGCCACCGCCACCGCCACCGCCGCCACCAACTACAAACGTACCGTCGGGGTTTTGCTGTGTCGTGGTGGGTGTGGCAACCCCCATTCCGGCTATCGCTTGGGTTTGAGCTGTTTGGCCTGCTTGGGCTGCGGCTGTTCGGGCCGCATCTGCCTTGGTCCAATCAGTAGGAGTTGTCGTGGCTGCGGGCTGCTCGAATAAGCCGTCGGGGCCTGTCTTTGTCGTGGTAGGTGTGGTAACCCCCATTCCGGCTATCGCTTGGGTTTGAGCTGTTTGGCCTGCTTGGGCTGCGGCATCTTGGGCTGCCTTTAACTTGGTCCAATCAGTTGGAGCCGTAGTGGTGGTCCCGGGCTGCTCAAACGCATCACCGGGACCGGTGACCACCGTGGTCGGAGTCGTCGTCTGAGTGGCACCGGCCCCGGCCCCGGCACCAGCACCACCGGCTGAGGCACCACCGGCTGCGGCACCTCCGGCCCCGGCACCAGTACCAGCAGCGGTACCCCCGGCTGCGGCAGCACCAATCGCAGTCACAACCCCAGCGGCACCTCCCTGTGATGGCGTACTTCCTTTGGCAGTGTCCAATATCCCTTGGCGGTTCACTACCTCGTCATCCAAGTCAGCTTGCTCTTCGTCGGATACTCCGTTTCTCCTTCCCTGTGCTGCTGCGGCTTTCGCCTCATTCAGCTTATCGGTCGCCCTCGTCACATCGTTGGGATTTGCAAGTCCGGCTATGGTAATACCTGCTCCCACGGCAGCGGGTATCGGCAGGGGTATGACGTTGGTGTCCGCACCCGGCTCAAAGATCTGTCCAATGTTCGTGGCGACATTGCTGAGACCTTGTGCGGGGTCTTTAACGATTTCCCACGCTCCGGTGGCGGAAGACCTGACAATGTCGAAGATGGGATTGAGCGGGTTAAGCTCTCTCAGTTGTCGAAGTTTTTCCGCCTTCTCCCTGCTCTCCAATTCCGCCGCTCTCTCTTTCTCGTATTGTTGCCTAGATTGCTCTCCGGGAAGGTTCTTAGTTACATAATCCGCTAGGGTTACGCCTAGATTACGATTTCTCGCATCCAGTTCCGTGAGAGGTGGAAGATTCTGCGCTTTGCGTTCTGCATTCATCGACGCCAGCAGCTCATTCTGTATCCTGTCCATCAGAGGGTCTCCATAAGACGCCGGGACGTAAACGGGAGACATCGTTTGAACTGGGAGAACAGAAGTCGGCACGGTGACATTCGTAGTGGTGGCTAAACTTCCTGCACCACCAGACGAACCCCCAAAGAATGGATCTCCCTCACGGGACTCTCTCGCGATTCTCTCCGTCTCCGTCTCGCGCACGCCAATCACGTTGAAAGGGGCCAGATTGAAGGGTCCACTCCCACCGTCCGCTCCCGTGGTCACGCCATCTGAAAACGGATTGGTATCCCTAAACTTCTGAGACTCCGCAGCAGCCGCTTCTGCAAGTTCCTTCTCCACCTCTTCGCGAGCAAGCCTTGCAAGACGCTCGTCCTCGGGCTCGTCATCGGTCCCGTCGTATATTCCAAAAGATGCCATGTCAGGAGGTGACGCCCTTGATGACTACGAAGTTCAGGACCAGATTGTCGCTCAAAGGGCTGGCGGTGTTGTTGCGGATACTCAGAGTAGCAGTCCCAGCACCGCAAGCTACGTTGATTGTGTAAGACCCCATGGTGCCACCCGATTTGTGGTTGATGATGACAACGTCAGTGGCCGCGATGAGTGAGTTATTCCATGTTGCGGAGACAATGGTAGCCGCAGCTAGTGAAGCTATATCGGTCGTGATTTGACCGCACATTTTATCCAACGTGAATGTAGTAGCCTTGCCGCTAGTGTTACCCTGAGAAACCACACCACCAGCACCCGTGTAAAATCCAAGTCCAGTTACAGTCGTATCCAATAATTGGAAATCCTCCGCCGTTGCCGGAGCAACGGTCGTATATCGGGCTATGAACCTGTTGTTACTCCCCACTGTAAAAAGCTTATCAAGAGTCACTGACCCACCAAAAATCTTGGCTGCGTTCACTGCGAGGTCGTTGATCTTGGCCGTGGTCACCGCAAGGTCGTTGATCTTGGCCGTGGTCACTGCAAGGTCGTTGATCTTGGCCGTCGTGGCCGCGTTGGCTGCAAGCTCTGCGGACGTAACCGCAAGGGCGTTGATCTTGGCCGTCGTTACCGCGAGGGCGTCGATCTTGGCCGTGGTCACCGCGAGGGCGTCGATCTTGGCCGTCGTCACCGCGAGGGCTGCGATCTTGGCCGTAGTCACCGCGTTGTCCGAAATGGTGGCCGTAACCACTTCACCGTTGCCAATGGTGACGGAGGGGGTGCTCAACAGGTTGAGCTTGGTAGAGGTGATCGGGTCGGTGGCCCCCGTGAAAGTGTAGCCGGGTGTTACGGTTGGCATGGTGGTAGGTGTTAAACTTGGACGAGGCTGCCACGTTGGCCAGTGTGATTCTCAAAGCCAATTCCCCTGATCTTGATGACTCCCGTAGTGTTGGTGATGTTGAGCCATGAGAGCCGCCCTTGCCGTCGAGTGATAATGGGAAACCGGTAATCCTGCGTCATCTCAGGCTGAAAGCCCGTGCCGCATTGCAGCCCCGTGGAAGGTTGTCCCTGCGTAGACCCTAGTTCGACCAAGGGGCCAGTGGAGTAGTCCTTGCGGTAGGCCCGGTTGAAGTCGTTGTTGACGTTGGTCAGGTCGTAGGCCGAATCGTTGAAAAGCCAGCTCTCGGAGCGGGTGTAGGTCTGATCGGTCAGGATCGCGGAACTCTCGGAGGCACCGTCGGTATAGGTGGTGACGCTGAAGTCCGGACGATTGGTGGCAAGGTCGGCAAACATGCGACGTTGGGTGGCGTTGTTGCCCTCGAAGTTGTAGGCCCGGGAGGTCAGCGAGGTGGCGATGTCCACGACGTTGGTGCCGCTGATGTCGTTCTGCCCCTCACCTGTGACGAGGATCTGTCCGTCCTCGGTGATGGCGTGCAGTCGTTGCAGCCCCAGATAATTCGCGACGGCCCAGCCTTGAATGCCCATGGAGATGGCGGAAGAGAAATTCCATTCCCCAAACCAGTTCTCGGTGACGAAATTGTAGACGAGGACGGTGTTGCAGAAGACCGCGTTGTCGAGGGGGACGGCCACGAACAGCTTGTTGTCGAAATACGCCATGCTCACCTTGTATCCGTATTCCCAATTCACCCGCTTGAGCAGGCTGGAGATGTTGCGAGAAAGGGGGAGGGTCTTGTGCTGAACCGAATTGTTGGTATTGGTCAGCGTAACGAGATTGATGTTACGGTCGCTCATGTAGGCGAGGTCCGGGCCTACCGATACCACCGCATTGATGCCGATGCACCCGACCTGACGGGTAAGCTCCGTGGACGTCACGTCCTCCAGCTCTCCCGATACGTTTTGCAGGATCGAGATGGACTTGTTTTTGAAGACGAGGAGATTGTTCTGCCCAAACGGAAACGTCGCTACGAGGTAGTCCGACGCCCCCGTGTTTATAGAGAAGTTCGCGGTTTCGTCTTTATAGTTGTAGAATACAAGTTTGTCCGATGCAGCGACTTCATCCTTCCCGGAGATCACCCACAACCTGTCTTGGTAGTAGGTTGCCTGATTGCTATTGGAGATGCCCGATATTCCTACGATGGGGGAGGGGGGAGGGACAGCAGTAAACGTCCCGTTCCAGTTCCCATCCCAATATATGGGTGCCACGTCAGGACCACGGAACAGGTAGACAAGGTTGTTGCACTGAACGATGGTGGACTGGGTCGAGACCGTGTAGCCACCCAGTGAGACGGTGTGGGGGACTCTGCCGTTGACGTAGAAACCCACCGAGGTATTGCCCACCAGCATGATCCACTGAGAGCCCGGGTCTCCGGGATCGGAGTAGACCCCCGAGGCCCAGACCGTGACGGCGTAGGAGGTCATCACAGTTCCGGGATTGATGTCTGAGACAGCGACGAAAACCCCTGCCCCATAAGTAACCGCAAGCCAAGCAGGGGTGGGGATGATGGTCGGAGACTCCCGCAACAGCCAGTCTATGCCGTTGTAGGAGATCATCACGGCATTGGTTACTGGCAGACCAGAGGACGCTACCGCCACGAACCGGTCATAGCCGAACGTCACCGCTCTCCAACTATAACTTCCGGGCGCAGTGCGTGCGGTCCATGTGATGCCGTCGGGAGAAGACATTGCCCGTGTAGCACCTGAAAATCCTACCGCGACAAAGAGACCTTCACCGTAGGTGACCCCCGTCCATACTCCGGTTGGGCAGGTTCGAGAGGTCCATGTGATGCCGTCGTTAGTTGTCGCCACCACATTCGTTCCAACAGCAACAAAGAGTCCGTTACCATAGGCGGCGGCTATCCACGTTTCGGATGCCAGAGAGGCACTCGACACCCAAGTAGTGCCATCGAGCGAATACATTGCTCGCACAGTATCCGCCGCTGCCACGGCAACAAAACGTCCTGCGCCATATCTCACCTCTGTCCAAGCACTGTCTGCGGCAGAGACCTTGATTGTCCATGTAATGCCGTCGGGCGAGGTCATCACTCGGTTGCCGGTGCCGGTTGTGGATACGGCAACAAATATGCCCGCGCCAAAAGTGACAGACGACCAATTATTCATGGCTGCCGCAAGGCGGGATGTCCATGTGAACCCGTCAGGAGAGGTCATTACCCGGTTCGTGCCGACCGAAGCTATGGCAACGAAGACGCCATTACCATAGGTCACCGAGTTCCAACTATCGTTCTCTGAGGCGGACCGCTGTACCCAAGCACTGTCGAACGGGGCTGCACCCAAGCCGGGCAGGCACACGAACCCGCCACGGGTGACGGCGTCCTGCGTGGTGAAGTCCATGTTGACCGCCGCTTGGACTTGGCCTGCGGGGATATTCTCTGCTGCGTCCCAGTCGTTGGAGCCGACGAGCGAACGATCCCCCTCGACAAGAGGGGGATCATCGGTCTGTCCGTAGGTGCGGTAGCGGTTCATGGCTCAGTCTCCAACATTCCAATACGTCCCGTCGGAGGTGAGGGTGGCCATGTCGCCCGTGACCAGTGTGACGGAGGTGATAACCTGTGTAGAGAAGACCGTCCCGACGACGGTTAGATTAGACGTCCCCCGGTTCTTGAATTTCAGAACCCGACCAGTGCTGTCAGCGGCGGAGGGCATGGTGAAGGTCAGGGGGGAAGTACTGTTGGCTACGAGGTAATAGTCGGTGTCGAGGATAACGTAGTCAGCAGTCTTGATTGAGATCGGCAAATTGCTGATGGCGTCCAGTGGGTAGAGGGACAGCCATCGTTTGATCGTCCAGACAAAGTCTACCCACGGGAGAGCCATCAGGGTTTGTCCTTGTCAGCAGCAGCGGCCTTGAGCTGTTCAATCTCCGCGAGCGCAGCCGCGAGTGAGTCAACGAGCAGGTTCAGGCTCTGCTGTTGGAGCTGCTGCACGATGGCGTTTTTGTGTTCGTCTTTGGTCATGGAAGTTCAAACCCAGCGTTGACCGCCAGCACGCCCGCAAAAACGTCGTCGTTGACCCAGACGGCGCATTGCTCCGCAGTCGCAGGCACGAGGCCCACGGGCATGATTTCCACGCCGTCCGCGTCGAGCAGATGACAATCCGCGACGGCGGTGGGCGACGTGTAGTTGATGTATCTAACTTCGAACTGAGTTCCGACTTTCGGCTGGGCGGGAGACCCCATTGTGTAGGGCGCGATTGGGATGATGGTCATAAAATTAGTCGTTAGTGGTTTTCGCTGCGAGGTAGAGAGTCACGCCGTTGACCACCATTGTGACCGTGCGGTTGGGCGACGTTGGGGAAACGGTGTTCACAGTGTTTCCAATCGTCACCGCGCCCGCGAAGGTGGCGGCTCCGGTGGAGGCAGTGATCGCAAACGTCGGGGCGTTGCCGGTTGTACCTATGACAAGATCGTCATTCGTGGTCGCGATCCCAGCAGCGGTGCCAATCGTGCCTATGTAAGTGGTGTATGCGGTTCTGCCTTGGAACACCAAAAAATTTCCATTTGGAGAAGTATAGCGTTTTAGGTAAAGAACCGGATTAGAGGTGCCGTAATTGGTTGAGCCTTCGCCAGTAATCTCTAACTTGCCCCCAAAATGGCTTGAGGCATCAATGCCTGCCCCCACGCTGATACCACCCGCGACAACCAGCGCGCCTGCGCCGGAGGAGCCTGCGGTGGAGGAGTTGATCTTGAGTCCGCCCGCTCCGGTGAGTCCGGTTTCGCTGGTGGTGCCGATGAGGAGGTTGCCGGTTTCCGTGAAGATGCCGCGACTTGCTAATCCGCCTGCGCCGCGAGTGACAAACTGCAGCTCGCCGTAATCGTTGGTATGGTCGGTGTGCTTTACGTAAATACCCGCAACGGTCCCACCGCCAAGCGAGTCCACAAAGTCGATGCTGTTCCAGTTATTTGCAGTCGTGTCGGTGTTTATGAGTTGGAGCGACCCTACGGACGTAAACTGCGAGGTTGATGGCATCGCCTTCAACACCCGCAAGAATCCACCGACCCCAGTAGGCGTGACTAATACACTCGCCGTCGTCGGCCCCTGCCCCAGCACCAGACTCGCGCCCGAGCTGCCGCCTGCGAGCGTGAGGTTGGTCGCGGCGGGGGAGGTGAGGGAGGAGGCACCAAGCGCGCCCGTAACCGTCAATCCCGTCGTCGCAATGTCGAGCACCTTCGACCCGTTAGCCGCTACGCCGATGTTGTTCGGGCCAATGTTATAGAGTCCGGTGTTTTGATCGACGTTAAACGCAAGACTCGGATTTCCGACAGAGCCCGCAGCCGCGTGCACGCTGCCCGTCGGCGTGATGTTGCCGCTATCGTCAATCGTGACGGCGGAGTTCTGGATGAGCTTGCCCGTCGTGCCGTCGAACCGTGCGACTGCGTTGTCGGTTGCGGAGGCGGGGCCGTCCACATCGCCGATAAGATCTGAGGAAGCTGAGGGGCCGTTTCCGCCCAGACAATTTGGGTGATTGGAGAGCATGTTAGGACTGGAGTGCCGACGAGAAGATCACAGCGTCAGCGGTGGCGGTTGAGATGCGTATGAACTTGGAGGCGTTGAACTGCGAGACAGCCCAAGTGAATGAGCCACCTACATACAGGATGTGGCCCGTGGTGCCTGTGGGGTCGGTGCCGTCCCAGCGGACACGCACTGAGTTGGTCTGGACATCGAAGGTGACGTAGTTGACCCCATCGACGGCGGGGGATGCGGTGTAGCCGACAGGGGCCACCGCAGCGGTAGACACCGTGAGGGCTTGGCTGGCAACCGGAGATGCCGCAAGCATGGCGCGGAAGGGATAGGCGACGTTGGCGGTGGAGATGTAGCTCATGTTAGTAGGCGGGTCGGGAGGTTAAGTGGCTTTGGACCTTCATCGGGGAGATGGCGTTCATCTGGCGTTCGATCACGTCAAACTGATCCCCCATCTTGTTTTCTGCAATACCGTAGGCGGCTTGGGCTTTGTCCAGCTGCCCATCAGCGACTAGCCAATCACCGTAAGACTGGTAGGTGCAGTAGGGCAAAAAGACGTCGTAGAAGGGGATGATCTCCCAGCTGGCGGGAGTGGTGGTAGGGCTTTCAGCAGCGACAGTGGCCACGACGCACTTGTAGAAATCCCCGTAGCCTGCGGCGTTGGTGAAGTAGATCTGCTGGTCTACGGTGTAGGTGCTGCTCGCGCTGTAGGTGTCGCCGGAAAAGGTCGGGGCGGTCTTGCGGTAGTAGATGTAGACCGGATTGCTGGGCGGGGCACCGTAGAGATTGTTCTGGGCAACGCCGTTGTTGTATACGACATACTGATACGGCGTCCCATTGATGATCTGGATGCCTTGCGGCAAGAGATTGTAGCCGAACTGAGAGGGAAAGTTGCTGGCGAAGGGAGAGCAGGGCCAGACGTTGAAGACGACGTCGATGGCATGTTCTCCCGTCTGGTCCCACTCCAGAATGAGGTCTTGTACTGGGGTGTTGCTGGTCTGTTGCACCAAGGCACCCCAGAAATATGCACCCTTGGTGACATCTCCCGCGTAGGAGAGGGTGGAGCCGTCTAACGAGAGTTGCAGCGTGACCGATCCGCTGGAGGTGGCGGCGACATTGGCGGTGAAGGTCGCTTGGCAGAGCCAAAAACCATTGGGCTGCTGGGCAATCGTGGTCGTCGTGAAGTTCGACGTAGTCCCTACCGCGCCAGTCGATGTGTTGAAGAACGCCGTGTAATTGGTGACCCCGTCATCGACCGACAGGTATTGGAATGCCCGACCATTGGGTCTGGCGTAGAACGAGACCGTATAACTGGTGGAGGGGAAGAAGTTCGTGACCGACTGAACCACCTTGTGGACTGCCGCAAGTCCTGTAGCTGTCTCCATCACCTTGGTGGCCGTGACCGTCCCATCGGCGGGGTTGGCGATGCTGTTGGCTGTGGCGGTCACTCCCGAGGCTATCCACACCGCCGACTTGGCCAAGTTGTTGGGGTAGGTCAGCCGGTTCCCCAAGAACCGTGCCTCGCCATAGGGGCAGACCTCCATCCACTGCCCGTCTCCCCACATCTTCGACAATGCGGAATTGAATGCCGCGTTGGCGGTCGCCGCAATTTCGGTCGTGAGGCGGGACGTGGGAATCCCCACCAACGAACACCAATTCGTCAGGAACGTGGAATAGTGACTGACGAGACGGGCCATGAGATTACCTCATTCCCATGGGGCGTGAGGGATTGAACAGGTCCATCAGCGAGACGACCTTCTTTTTCTTTTTCTCTCCCTCTCCCTCTCCCTCTTCCGTAGCGGACTTGGATTTGTGCTTCTCCAACATGATGGAAGACCATTCTTTGATGTCATTTTTAATGTTGGCGATCTCCTCCTCGTCGGTCTCTTCAGCCAACTGATCGCGCAGGTATTTCAAATGCCCCATGCCGCTCTCAATGCTAGATGCGTCCCCACGTTTGCCGGTGACCGTGACTTTCGTAACCGGGATGTCGTCTTCGGAGGGAAGCTCCTCGCCCTCATCGAGGTCGGGATTCTTGCGTTTGCCGATGACCGTGAACTTCGTCATGGGTATGCCGTCTTCAGGGGGAAGCTCCTCGCCCTCATCAAGGTCGGGATTCTTGCGTTTGCCGATGGCGATCACCGTCACAGGTACCTTGTCTTCGCAAGAGCAGTCTCCGGGGACCCCTCCGCAGTTGCATTTTCTAGATTTTTTGTCCATGATAGTTAGACAGGTTTGCCGTTGATGAACGTCTTGCCGTGGCGGAAATCGCCTTTGCGACGGGGGCGATAGCCCGGGGCGCAAAGTTCAGGGTTATCTTTGAGGAGGTCGTCGATCCAGTTCTCCTCATGGCCTCGCTCGGCGAAGCAGCGGAAGTACAGGCGAGGGTCCATGCTGGTGATCTTTTGGCCAAGGGTGTCGATCTGCGTCGAGCCCACTTGCCTCATCACCCGTGCCAGTTTTTCCTGCCGCAGTTGGGCAGCGACCTTCTCCGCAGGCACACGCCCCCGGATCTCGGCTTCAAATTCATCTAAGAATGATTGAGGGAGGCCAGTGATAAGGTCTCCACTTCCGGTGGCTTCGTAAGACATAAAAAGGGTGGGGCACATGGCTAGGCCATGTGCCCCTGACACTCAACTCCCGATTACGGGAGGAGAGCGGTATTGGTCAGGTTCAGGTAGATGTCCAACTGACCCGCCGTGAGCGCGGCAGGACCGCCCGTGCCCGCAGCCGTGAAGGTCGCGACAAGGTTGACGGCAGCCGTACCCGTGGTGTTCGTCAGGACTGGCACGCCGACCGCTTGATTCAAAAACGCCGCCGTCAGGATAGACGTCGACGAGGTGAGCGCAGCGGTAGACGAGGTGGTGCCAACGATGATGCTCGCAACGGTGATGCCTGCGAAGGCCGTCGTGATGTTGACACCCGCCTTGTCGATGTACCACTTGGCAGGGGTCGCGCCCAACGTCATGGTGACGGTGTCGGTGGCCCCAGTGCCATAGAGGATATCGGTCGAGAGCACGCGGAAGCGTGCGTTGTAGCCGGTCGCTGCAACCTCTTGTTCAGAGAGTGGGGTGACGCGGGTGGGTGAGATCGTGATTGCTGTATTAGCCATGGTATGGGTTCTCCTTTATGTTAAGGGTTAGACGGTTGCGGCGAATTTGCCGAGACCGCGTGGGTTCTTGACCAACAGCAAGAGAGCCGATTGAACGAGACCGCGACGGCCACCGCCCTGATTTTCCAACTCCATCGAGTCTACGCCGAGCATCGTGCCGATGCCGACCAGCTGTGGGTCGATGACGTAGCCACGGGCCATCTGCTGATCCGTGGTGGTCGTGACTGCCGAACCGTCCAACAGGCCGTTGAACATGTCAGGGATGACAGTCACCGTGTGGAACGAGCCTTTGTACACCGAGACATCGAGGTCGATCTGATTGCTGGCGGCATCTTGGGTGACCTGATAGGTCTTGGTCGTGCCCCCCACACCTTCAACACGTTGGAACGTGTTAATGGCGGTCATCAGGGATGGACCAGCGAACAGCGAGTAGGCCCGACGTCCACCGTTTTGGGTGAAGATCGAACGGAACACGCCGTTGAAGGTAGCCTCCGTGAGGGAACCCGTCGCCGTGGTGTTGATGTTGCCCGCAGGGGTGCGGAATGCCGAGGGGACTGGGTTCACGGTCTGAGCCGGACTCCCAGTGGTGCCATCCCCCTTGCTGATCCAGCAGCCGAGGCCACGGGTCTTGTAGGGCAGGAGGCCGGTGTCGGCCTGCATGTCGTTGTCGGAGCCGACAGCGGCTTCGATGGAGCGTTTCAGCTCGCGCATGGCCTTGACCTTGGAGTTGGCGACCTCACCGTCGGTGCCTGCCGGATCGGAGGCTTCTTGGAGGTCCGAGACCATCCAAGGACGCCAGAATTTCTGGATGTAGTTGCCGAACCGGGCGCGGTTGGCGGCCTCGTTGTTGAACGCATTGACGTCTTGGCCTTCCAAGACACCGGCGAAATCAACATTAGCGAGGGTATCGGCCTGCCACGTTTGGAAGGTGTTGGTGACTTTGGTCGTCTTCGCGAACGAAGACGTCTTTGGGCAATCCTCGGGTTCGAGGATGGTGAGGAAGTTCGTGAGAGCTTCGCGATCTCCGGAGACGTTGTATGATGTTGCTAGAGCCATGATGTTTTATCGGGATTTTCTGAGTTGTTCGTGTCGTAAAAGGAGGCTTTGCGCGTCTGCCGAATTGATCCCACCCTTAGAGCCCATTTTCGCCATCTCTGCGGCAAGTTTGCCACGCTCCCCACTGGCTGCTGGTTGCCGAGCTGCTGAGGCCGAACCAGAGGATACCACCACCTGATCGCTGGCCGGTCTGCTGGCCGGTGCTTTCGGTTTGGTCTTGGCTGCCGCAGCCGCTGCGTCCTCCGCCAATGCGCGGAGACCTCGGATCTGTACCCCGAGAATGTACTCCGCTTGAGGCATCGACATGATCGACGCCAGTGCGGGGTTTTTCCGGGCTGCTTCGGCTACCTTGTATTCAGGAGAGCTGGGGTCCGCTAGGAAGGGGAACTGAATGTGCGCTTGTCTGGTCGACTCCACTCGGGTGGCAATGAATTGCTCTCTCTTGGGGATGTGATCCTCCAAAGTTGCCCGGGCTTGGCGTCGTTGACTGATGAGATCTGCCTTGGTATAGGAGACATCCCCTATGTTGTGGTAGGTCACATCGCGCTCATCTCCGGTTACTGGGTCGACTATGGTGCTAGTATGCCACCGTGAAGGGTCTTCCAGAACTTCTTCCACATAGCGGAGGGCATCTTTCGCAGTCTTCTTTAGGTCAGCCAGTGAGGCTTGGTCATTGAATCCTGAGAGAGGTACGTTCGATGGGACTGGTGGAGGTGGGGGTGCGGCCTGTGCAACCTGTTGGCTGTTAAGCTTGGCCTCCATCTCACTGAGCTTGGCTTTGGTCTCTTCCATTTGCGATTGGATCGCAGCGGTCTTGGCCAATTCCTTGCGCAGTCGTCGATTGAATATCTCCTGCTGTTCGGGAGTGAACGAATGGGTCTGAGAATGAACGGGATCGGCCTCCGCTTTGGGGGTCTCGGATGCAACCTCAGTCGTCTCGGGTGCTTGAGCCTCTTCTGTGGTGGCTGTTAATTCGGGAGCCTGCTCGGCCCTCGCTGTCGGAGTTTCTGGGGTCTGTGTGGAAGTATCTTCCGAAGCTTTGCGGGATGGCTGTGACGTTGATGGCTTGCTGGCCGAGGCCAACATCATCATCGCTGCCGCACCCGTAGAGATATTTTCCGACCCTGACTTTGGCGCATCACCTGTTGGAGCTGGTGAAGAAGCTGGAGTATTTTCTGACGACATGTTTTTTCCGTAAACAAGAGACGTTATCTAACATCCTGACGCATGGCTGGAGTGCCAAGAACCATAGCCAAGCCCTAAAACTGGTTTCAGGTCAACAACAAAATTACAAAGCCGCTTCGATGGAGCGTTTCAGCTCGCGCATGGCCACTTCTTCAGCCGCACGATTCAATGCTTCCTGATACAGGGATAGGATTGATTCGTAGCTGGCGATCTCTCCGATGCAGGCCAGTGTGGCCCGCTCATCGACGATCACGTTGCCATTGCAAAGGTTGGACACCGCCGCCTCACGCATGGACCGGACCTCTGCCATGAACTCCGTGAAGCGGGTATCCTTGGCCAGCCCGAGGAGGGCGTTCTGCAATCGCTTCTGAGCCTTGACCGAGTCTTGCATAAGCATGTTAGACGGCCCCCATGCGCCCTATCTTGGCGTTGTTCTGTTGGACTTTTTGAAACTCTGCCTGCTTCATCAGCTTCTCGATGCGCTTGCCGAAAGGATCTTGCGGGTTCTGCATCTTGGCCTGAACCGTCGGATCTCCTTGGATGTAGTTCTGGATGACTGATAGGGCCAGATCTGGAGGAGTGCCGGGGGTCAAGTCTTGGTCGATACCCGAGTACACCTTGGTCAGCATCTCCTGCATGTCGCCCGATGCCCGCTGTTGGCCTACTTCTTTGGGGTCCAAGATCATCTCTGCGATGGTCGGGTCGATGGCGTTGACCATGACTTGGAGCCATTCAGAGTAGTTGACCATCCCTTCACGGTCTCCCGTGGCCACGATCTTGGCGATCTGCTCCAGCTTGGCGAAGGTCTGGTCGGGGCTCATGCTGTCGACCGAGAACCGCAGCACGAAGTCGAACTGCTCGTCCTCTTCGCCCTTGCGGAACTCCACGGGGTCTACCTGCTTGAGGCCCACCACTCGGTAGTAGGTCTCCTCTTTGCCAAACTGCTTGAAGAGCTGCCAGCATTGGAGATACACCTTGTTCCACCCGATGAGGAACTCGTCGGCCTCGTCCTGCGTAATCAATGGGGTGTAGGTCGGGTCGCTTGAACTGGTGGCAAAGCCCAAGTACCCGTTGAAGTCGGACTTCAGCTCCTTGTAACTGGCCTCGGTGCTGGGTGAGTAGGCTGGCGTGGTGCCGAAGTGATACTCCCCGGGCCGACGTTCAGCGATGCGTGCCCCTGCACCCCACCGTAGAGGTGGACGCCCTTGAGGGTACATCAAGGGAGGCATGATCTGCATGCTGGCGTTGTCGATCAGCGAATCCTTGTGGACCTTGATCTGCTGCTGCAACGGCTTGCCCGGTTCTGGGATACCCCGGGAATCGTGCAGCTTGCGAGACAGGTGTTCCCGACGGAAGATAGTGAAAGGATACTGACCGTGGGCGTAGCCCAGCAGCCCTGTCTTGGCATAGCCCTCATGGCTCCCATCGGGACCCATCTTGGGGTTGAAGACGGTCAGGTAAATACCGGCATTGCCATCTTCGTCGGACAGCCGTTGATAGGCAAACACCACTCCGATGAGATTGGTGAACTGGTTGCTCTGAAAGGTGAACGAGCGACCCATCGGCTGGTTGTACTCGTTCTGGGTGTTGGTGATTAGCTGACCACGGCAGGTGGTGATCGCGGCCTCGACCCATGCCTCGTCCCAGTTGGAGGTATTGACAAACCCCCGCAGCTGTTCAGCGGTGTAATACTCCACCCTGAACATGGCCGAGCAGTTCTCCGGATCGGTGGACTCGGCAGGGATGAACAGGTTCTGATTGAGGTTGAAGGCTCGCAGCACTGGCCGGGACTTCTTGCGACCGAGGGTGGGGACGGTGGTGGTCTGCGACTTGCGAAGCTCCGCCAACATTTTCTTGGCCTTGGCGCGAGAGCACTCGTACAACCCTACGAAAATCTCAATCAACTGGTCTTCCCCCTCGGTAGAGTAGAGGACGGTGGTCAGGTCGACCTCGGGGGACTGGGCCTGAAGCTGCTCCAGTGTGACGGTGGTGAGGATCTTCTCCTGAGTCTCCTCCCAGAATGTGCCGATGGCCCCGATACCCTGTTCTTGGATGAAGTTGGCCAGCAGCTTGACCTCGCGTGAGACCTCAGGGATCTGGGTCTGGACCATCCAGCGCATGAAGTTGGCCACCGTCTTGGCCCGCTTGATGTCGTTGCCTTCGACTGGGGTGGCCGAGATGCCCGCCCGTCGAAAGGCCATGGACAGCATGGCCACCTTCTTGATGATGGCCTCGTCAGTCAGAAAGACTTGAAGGTCGGAAGCTCCGTCCCATGGGGTGGGGTCGATCTTGGCCCCCTCACGGGCGTGCTTCTTACCGTCGGCACTTTGACCTGACCACAATGCGTAGCGCGTATTGAAATTCTCCTCACACTGGTCGAAGAAACCTTGGAGGTTGGCCAGTGTGTTGCTGAAGGTCTTAGACAGTAGGGCATGGTCCGGCCCGTCGTTACCGACGGGGGCGAGTTGCAGACCGGCATCGGCCTGACCATTTGTGGTGCCCGAAAATGAACTCATGCGTTTTTAGCAGGTAGGTTGCGGATCTCGCAAAAAGCAAGATCAATAAACTCCCGTCCGGTTGCGGTCCTCGGTGACCGGTGAGACATACTCGCAGCCCCCCTTCCGCAGATAGCGCAGACAGTCGATGAAATCCTTGGTGTGCTCCTTGCCCCCCAGCTTGCCCGTGTACTCCTGCATGGCGTAGATAAAGTTCTCGCAGCGGTCCGACACATAGAGGTGCGGAGAGTTGAGACTGTCGATGGGCTTCTTGGTGTCGTAGGCCAGCAGGTTGGTGATGAGCTGGATGCCGTCCTCGATCTCACCCTTGTCCGACTCGGAGGAGGCGGCAGGTGCTGGGATCATGCTGATCCCGCAGTCGTCTAGGTCGGAGATGATGGTGGTCGCCCCACGATCAATGGTCTGACGCTCGGCTGCTCCCATGCGTGGGTCGATGAACCTCTCAAAGATCTTCTCCGATCCCTCGGCATCCCTGATGAGGCTGACGTAGCCCTTGATGTCCAAGCCGATCCCCTTCTGAGCCGGACCCTCCTTGTCCCCGGGCAATGCCCAGTCTCCGTAGCTGACGTCGGGCCACTCGCGATAGACCCACCATGTCCCCCTCACGTCGATGGCCACCCACAACATGCACCAGTTCTTGGACCCGCCCAAGTCGATGGCCATGTAGCGAGTGATGGGGTAGGGGATCTCACCACCCTTGGCGTTAAACTTGGGCTTCATCCATGGCAGGTTCTCATGGGCGACCACGTTGACGTCCCGGCTGAAGAGGGGGAACGCAGTGCTGACCGACTTGGTGGGTACGCCGTAGGCGCGAGCGAGAATGACCTCACGACTCTCCGAGCCGTACAGTTTCATAAACTCGGTGACGTCGGTGAAGGGGTTATCCTCTGTCCAAGCGTAGTGAATACAGCAAGACCCGACTGACAGGCTCTCCTGCATGACCGGCAGGTTGGCCATGATCTTGGGGTGATTGCAGAAGCGGGTCTTGAGGGTGCGCGTCTTGGCGAGGATCTTTTCAATGGTCTCGTTCCAGCCATCGACGACAGTGTAGGTCAGCAACATCCGACCGTGGTAAGTACCCAGCCGCCCCATGCGGATAGTCTCAAACAGGTCATAGGGAATCTTCTCATCGGCCCAGACGAAGTGGGCCTTGATGCCTTCGATGATCTGGCTGTTCTGGGCGAACTGGGCGAAGTTGTAGAACTTTATCGACCCACCTCTCCGGTAGCCCTTGGACGGTGGCAAAATCGCAATGGAGTCGGTGAAGCCGTTCTTCTGTGAGTATTGAAGACTGTGATACGTCCCCTTCTTAGTGGACAGGTTGCGAAGGTTCTCTGGCAGGGACTCGTAGACGAAGCGTTGTTGGTCGTCGATTGACCGTCGATCAGAGATGTGAAACCCGTACACCTCCGCCTCGGGGATGGTCGATGCGGCCCAGACTGCCATGCGTGCGCCGAACGTGGTCTTGGAACTTTGGTTCCCGCCCAAGAGTATGTGTACGTTGTACTTACAGAAGTTATCCATCACCTGATCCCAGACCGGTGGTGCCCATCCCCAGCCTACCGGATTCTCCTGCATTTTGGTTTCCACCATGTGGCGGTGGGAGGCGTACTGCCTAAGCTCTGCATCGGACATCGTGGCCAGTTGCTCGGGCTTTAACGGGGGGACCCATGGTACGCCGAACCGGGGCTGAAACTTGTCGGCGTAATGAATGTTGGGTGCCATCTGAATATCTGATTGACAATGTTGCAAAATGCACCACTGTCAAGATCCGTAATGGGCAAGACTCCAAAACTAAAACAGATCAGGATAGCCAAAGACGTAGAGCCTTTGATGCTTGCCGCCATGGTAGAAAGCTCCCGTTCCGCACCCGCCGAAGTCAATCATGTCCTCCGTAAAAACTATCTTGCCCGACGCCTCCGTCTACGAGCGCGTTGAAGAGTTGGGGCTGCCGTTCGACGGTCAGACCTTCCCCTCTGCGCTCTCGCCGGTCTTCGATCAACTGGTCTCCAAGGTGGGGGCCAAGGTCGTGATCGAAGTGGGTTCCCACAAGGGTGGCTCGGCGGTGCGTTGGGCCGAGGCGATGGGGCTGGAGGGCAAGTTGTATTGCGTGGACACTTGGTTGGAATCTGCTGAAGCCGTCCTGAATAACGCCAAGCTCTACACCGTGATCCGTCAGAACGGACACCCCATGACCTACTGGCAGTTCTTGGTGAACATGAAGTCCCGTGGCCTGCAAGACCGGGTGGTGCCCATCGTCAACACCTCTGCCGAAGGGGCTATCCTGTTGAAGGCTGCGGAGGTGGTGGCGGACATCATCTACGTCGATGCCTCCCATACCTTTCGGGCCGCCTATCAGGACATCTGCGACTACTGGCCCTTGCTCCGCAAGGGTGGTGTGATGCTGGTCGATGACCTGACAACTTATCCTGACGTGTACGCTGCCATGTTGCGGTTCGTCGCCGAGCAGGGTCTGTGGGGCAGCTTTGAAAGTCTCGACAATAACACCTTCGGTCTGCTGACCAAACCTCTATGAGCCAAACCATCCAAGCCCGCTCCCTCCCGATCATCGGTCGTCAGGTCGTAGACCTGCCACAGCACGCCAAGCTGCTGGACGTCCATCTGGACATACGCCATAACAACTGCCTTCTGTGGACCTTGGAGGACAAGGAGCGGGCGGTGGAGAAGGTGGAGATTATGATGCTGACCATGGACCAAGCCCTGACCCCTGAGAATGCCCGCTATGTGGGTAACTTCAAAGGCAACGCTGGAGTCTGGCAGGTCTTTGCGTTGCGGGCTTCGGAGAGACTCTTCGCATGAAAAAACGTGTCCTCGTCACCTGCTCCGCCAAGGGCGGAGTCCCTTACTACTGGTTCTCTGCCTATGACCAGACCCTCCGCATGCAGCATGCGGAGTATGATTTCGAGTTCCTGATGGAGTCGGGCAACTCTGCCATCAACATCTCCCGCAACATCGCGGCCCAGTCCGCCATAGAGCAGGGGTATTGGAAGCTGGTCCAGATCGACAAGGACCAGTTCTGGAACCCCACTCAGTTGGTGGCATTGGTGTCCCGTGAGGAAGACATCGTGGCCGCACCCTATGTGAAGAAGAAGAGTGGCCCAGTCTCATGGCTAATCGTGAAGACCCCCGGTGCCGAGGTCCGTGAGGACGGTATGCTCCAGTGTGACTTCGTGGGGACGGGCATGTTGTCGACCTCGGTGGCCGCCTTGCAGCACATGGTCGACTTCTTCCCTGAGCGGCGATTCGACTACGAAGATGAGGGCGGGGCAACCAAGAGCATGACCGAGCTGTTCCCCATCGGCTTGGTCGGCCCCAATACTCCTGAAGGCAAGCTGGCTCGGATCGCCTTGGCCGGTACGTTCCAAGAGGTACAGGACATTCTGCATGGGACTGAGGTGGGGACGGGGGCCAGCGGGGCGCGAATGCTGGGTGAGGACTACGGCTTCGGTCATTTGGCCCGAAAGTCTGGCTTGAAACTGTGGTGTGATACTCGTCAGATAGTGGGCCATGTGGGCGACGTTGTGTACCCAGTGACCCCCGAGGCTTTGAACTCACCTGCCTCCATCCCGACTCACTCGCTCTGTCTCGACAGTTACTAAAAACACCATGGCTAAACACACTCCCGAACAGGTCGCAGCGAAGAGACTCTTGGCGAATAGGAAATCCGCTGTCCGTATCGCCGTAATGGCGGGGGATCTGAAAAAGGCCCGAGCCATTGCCGCCAAGGGGGGCTTCAACCTACAGGATGCTCGAATGGCCTTGATCTACAATCACCCCTCCGAGCCCTTCTTCGCTGCCTTGGAGGGAGAGGGAGAGGTGGTTGAGGTGGTCGAGGTCAAAGAAGAGGCCGCAGCGGTCAAGGAACCGGTGCTGGACAATGGCTGGCCTGTGGAGTGCGAAGCCGAGATCTGGGGTCCGTGCCCCAACGACAACCTAGTCGTGATAAAGCTCGATGACGGTCGGAGGGTGTCTTTGCAGAAGATCCGTGGCATGCCTTACCGGACCCAAGACCGTGTGACCGTGAAGCTGTTTAAGTCCACGGGGGACCCCTTGTACGTCGAGCTGCCAAGGGCCAAGACCGCGTTCTAGATGACGTCGATGTCGATGACCTTCTTCTCGCCCTTTAAGGAGGACAGCAGTTCGTCTCGGCTCATGTCGCCATAGTTGTTGATCTGGACGCTGAGGTTCCCCTGAGAGGGCTTGGAGTTCATGGCTGCCAGCTTGTCCACTGAGATGGCCAGTGTCATGTTAAGGTCGCTCAGTTTCTGGCCCCCTTCGGCCAGTTTCTCTTCGATCCGGTCTACAGCCTTGTCAGCCAGTGTGCGGAGCCGTTCGGAGAACAGCGATTGGAACTCCTCGGCAGATACCCCCACCACTCGGTTAATCATTTTTCGGTCATCTTCAGTCATGGATTTTATTTGGGTGCTGGTTCGTGGCATCGCACCCCCTTTAATGGCCCGCTCGGTGAATGCGTCCAGAACGGCATCCAATGGGTAGGTTCTCTTGGTGGCGGATGCTTGGGCTGACAAGTTCGGGTTACCTCCTTTACGGCCATTGATCCGTGCTGCAATCGCTCTGGGCGAGTTGTTCATATGTGGGTCTTGATGGCCTTTGCTCGGCGTTCCTTGAGTAGGTGTGGTAGGCATAGAGTGCGATCAGGGGCTGCGGGCTGGCTGCACAGTCGGCAGAGCCCTTGCTGATGGTGGCGTAGTCTCCACAGGAGCTTGGCCTCCAGTCTGGCCTGTGCAAGAGCGGTGTGCTGGTGGCAGTGGAGCCTGTCCTTGACGGCGCATTGACCGCAGATGACGCACCGCCCCAGTCTGACCATCTCCGCCCTTTTGATCCGTGCTGCCTCCCTACGCTCCGCGCTTCGCGCAGAGTGGGTCGGGCACAGGGTCTGGCCGGGGATCACGGCACCATTGCAGTGGGTGCAAAGGTTAAGGGCCTTCTGTTCAAACCGCCATTGAGCTTTCGACTTCGCCATGGGGAGTACCAGAACGTGGGGCGTTTTCCCAGTCAAGGTAAAAATGGGGTAGGCTTTATAAACCGATGGCTAAATGGACATATGTTATTCCTATATCCCTTATTTTTTTTCGCGCGTGTAAAAGAATACAAAAGATTCAGGGATTTGGCGAGCGGTTTATAGAGACCACCCCATTCTTACCGGGAAAAGCATTCACCCATTTTAATTGGAAAGTCGGGCAATCGGGCAATCGGGCATCGGGCATCGGGCATCGGGCTATCGGGCTATCTGGCTATCTGGCTATCTGGCTATCTGGCTATCTGGCTATCTGGCTATCTGGCTATCTGGCTATCTGGCTATCTGGCGGCGTGCATGGCGGGGAGGGGCTACTGCAAAATTTGATTTTGGGGGTCGAATGGATTATGTAGAAAACCGCGCCGTCAGCCCCGACCCCCCTCCCCCCCCCTACCTCTGGAAATCTGACTGTCAGATGCGGGCGAAATCTGACTGTCCGACGCACCCCCTGATCCACCCCCGTAAAACCGTATCCAGAAAACGGATATCCGTGACGCAAGTGCTTGCAACGCACCGACTCCCGTCGCCCTCCGATGAGTTAGTTAACATAATGAGTGTTGTGCGACGGGCATCCGCAAAGGCTTACGACGTATGGACTTGCGCAAATAGGGCCACCCCGAAAACGGCGGTCGGCGGTCGGCGGTCGGCGGTCGGCGGTCGGCGGTCGGCGGTCGGCGGTCGGCGGTCGGCGGTCGGCGGTCGGCGGTCGGTCGGAAGTTACGCAAGTGGCGGACTAGCAAAAGGGCCCTGATGGGCAAAACCGATCCAGCACCGCAGCACCGCAGCACCGCAGCACCGCAGCACCGCAGCACCGCAGCACCGCAGCACCGCAGCACCGCAGCA